TTCCTGCTCGGACTTATCGCGCTTAGCTTGATTAGGATCTACGTAGCCGGGGCCGAGTGCAGAGCTAGGATATCCGCCCATGCCGGGGCCGCTAAAACTACTGAATGCACCGCCGCCCTGTGTAGAAAGTAAGCCAATGGCACCGCCAAATATCTTGACGAAGTTACTGCCTGTAATTTTATCAAGGGCTCCGACAAGTCCAAAAGCAGCCTGCATAGACTTATCGAGGTTACTGACTAGGATGGCGACGTTACGGAAGGCTGTCGCTGTGCCTTCTGCGAAGCTGTTCATTGCTTCTGTCAGTTCTGTGATGCTTCCCGTATCGGTCGCTAGGATCGAGAAGGCATCTACTAGACCCTTACCGATAGTTTCTTGCGCTTCTCCTGCTGCCGTCTGAATAAGGGTTAACTTGCCTGCATAAGTATCAAGGTATGCCGCATTAGCGCCTGTAAAAGTTTTGTTAAGTTTCTCCTGAACTTCGGCGAACGAAGCCGTCTTAAGTTCTGCCTGAGTAAGTCCTAGTGAGTACTTACGGAGACCTCTAGTCTGCCCGACGTAGGCCATTGAAAGATCGTTAACTACTGTTTCGTAATCGACGCCAGAACCGCGACTGACTTCTAGAGCAAGGTTTAATAGTTCCGTGGACTTAGCCAGAGATCCCGTGGTCTGTAATAGACGTTGCATAGCTGGGCGAAGCTGATCGTCGGTAATACCTGAGGCACGAGATAACTGATCGATAAAAGTCTCAATATTTTGAGTCTCAAAGGCTAGGCCTAGATTCTTTACTGACTGCGCTAGACGGCTTGCGGCGGCTTCATCTTCTACGAACGCCTTAACAGCTGCCTTGCTAAACTGAGTGATCTTCTGAACGCTGAATGCGGCCAAGAGTGCCTTGCCTAGTTTCTTGACGCTATCGTCTAGTTTACCTGTTGATCTTTCGGCATCGTCGAAGGCTTTCTTACCCTTGAACTCACCGATAATCGGGATGCGTAACTCAGCCATTAACTTACTCTCCCATTAAACTTAGCGGCAGCCTTTTCAAGCGCCTTAATAACGCCAACCTTGGCTCTGCCTTCATCTTCTTTGTATGCCTTAAACATTGCGCGACCTGCCATCTTGCCCGATCCTGCTAATTGACCAGGCAGATTAGACACGAACTTGCTATTCGACTTACGACCAGCCCACTCATAGATAACTCCACCAGCGGTCTTATTATGGATCGATACAGTCTGCACCCAACCCTGACGATTAGGCTTTGTCGGTGTAAGTTTATAACCTAGGCCTCGACGTGCTATTCCAGCGTCATACTTAGGGAACTGACCAGACTCGGCCGTTCCAACAAAGCCTGAGGGCATGTCAGCATTAGAGGGCATGAAGCCACGAGCCTTTTTAACCAATGGCTTTAAAAATTCAACCATCTCATCACGAGTCTCTTTATCGAGATCAGGTGAGAACCTCTTCATCGCTCGACGGAGTTCGCTAGCGCCTTTTAGCTCTGTAGGCATCGCTCTGCTCCTTTGCTCTATCCTTCAACGCCTTCAGAATCATCTGAAGCATCGTAGGGTCTAAATCGATTAAAGATTGTGGAGGGATAGCCGTCTCAATGCTCAAGCGAGCTATGAGATAGTGGATGCTATCCCGTCCGATTAGGCCAAAGGGTCAGACTCAGCAACCTCGACACTCTTTAGGGTATCGAGAAAGTCTGCGCCGAATGGCTTGACTGTGGTTCCACTTAACCTAAGGCCTTCCCATGCAAGCCAATAGACATCTGACTGCTTTTCATCATCGCGAAACGCTTTGTGAAATCCCTTTTTAGCATATAGCTCGAACGCGTATTCGAGGCGAGGAGTTATCTCGATCTCGGTTATTGTGTTATCCGCTAGTGTGACTATTAACTTCGCCATGCTGTGCCCCTTTGTTTAGTGTTTTAGAATGTGCCTGTTGTGGCAACCGCTACTGTACCAGAGACGTTAAATGTAAGGCTCTGTGTACCGATATCACCGACTGCGCCGTTAATATCTGTAGTGCCGTTGATTAGGCAGGTCATCGTGTAGAGAGGGTTTGTCGCGCCGACGGCGGTTCCCTTTTCCTGTAGGAGTACTACTGTGACGTTAGTTCCCCATGCAGCTTGCAATGTCGCTAGGACGTTGGCGGTTGCTGTGTCATTAAGGAAGTCGATTGTGACTGATGATGCCTCAAGACCCTTGACGAACTTATGTCCGCCATCGCCCATTGCTGTCACTTCGAGCTCGTCGAAAGTACGGTTAAGTGTTACAGATGTAACGTGGTCTGAAAGATCGACTGTGTTAATCTTCACGCCGACCTTGTTATTTAGAAATACAGCCATGAGATTATTCCTCGTCTTTCTTTGTAGGTGCTGGCTTAGGTGTTGATGGTGCTACCTGCCCGATCTTGATCAGGAAGGCTTCTTGCTCTTTTTCCCACTCGGACATTTTAGCTCCAACTCGTTAGGACTGAGATATTGATATTGCAGGTTAGAAGATCACCAGAGACGGCACTTAGTACGGCTGGAGCCGATACTTCTGTGACGTTATAGGTGTATGAGGATGTAGCGAGTTTATTAAAGACTCGGACTACATTATCCTCGATCCCGTTAAGGTTGCCTTCGTTATCTAGAAGGGGAACCATGACGGAAATAGTAAAGTTCGCCATAGGCGAGATAGTGGCATGCCATCCGTTAGACGGCGTGATGTACGGATCTGCTGGCGCAATGATGACGCTGTTAGCGATAGGTGTTGCCGGTGGGAACGCGAATACTGAGTATTTAGTGTTATCGACTAGAGCTGCTGCGATACCTGCGCGGAGTGTTGAAATGGCGGCCATTAGCCCACCATCGATCTCGGATCGAGATAAGGTGCAAGCAATCCACGAACACGTGCTAGAAGTGTATTGCCCATTCTATAAGGTGAAGGCTGATAACCATCGATCGTCACTCCGCCAGATGAAGGTGCCTGACGTGACTGCCAGATATCTACTGAAATCATGAGTGAGGCTTCTTGGATTGCTGGAATCGTTGAATAGTCTGTGTAAGTTTCAACTGCAGCGATGCCATAAGGCTCAACTGTGTGGCGTGGATTGTCGCTAGTGTGAGCCGTAGTTACGTTGAATGAACGAGTATCGACTTTTGTAATTGTCTTAGTCCCATTGTAGCGATTACCTGCACCTGAGATTGTTACAGATTGTCCAACGTAGAAATACTCGCGGATATCCTGATCAAAATAAAGTGTTCCTACTGTGCCCGTATTGCCGTGAGCAATTATGTATTGCTGATTCTTCCATAGAAAAGGCAAGAGAACGTTGTCTGCTGCATCGCAGACTTGTTGCAAGACTGCATCAGTATAGAGAGTGCCAACGCCTAGGGCGGTGCGAAGCTCTGCAACTGTTGTCAATGCCATGCTCTTATCCTTTCTAAAGACTGGCAGGGTAGAAGGGCACTACCCTGCCAGCGACTTAGTGTGTTTCTTAGGTGAAGTTGAACCAGTTTGCGCCAGCCGCTAATTTAGTGGCAAGTGCTCCCTGACCGAAGAGTAGAATGTCTACAGTTCCGTCTGAGTTAACATTTGTGCGAAGTTGCTGACGAGCACCCTCGTACCATGTGTAAGCGTCTGGGTTGATAACAGCCATTGAGTAATCGGCTGTACCGACTCCGCCTGATCCCTTCATGTAACGAGATACACGAAGATCAAGGCCTGCTACTGTTCCACGAAGTGATGCAGGTGAAAGTGCTCCGCCTGCGTTTTGTGGATTAGCTGCGATGTAGATTGGACGGCCATTATCGTTGTATGACATGATATTAGCCCATTGTTCTGGTGTAACTACCATGTTGCGACCAAAACCAAGTGATGCTGAATATACTGCAGCTGCAGCAGATGAAACATACTTAAGCAATCCATCGGCGCTGTTTGCCTGTGCTGTTGCGTTAAGTGTTCCTGCGCCTTGGATAGCTGTAGTTACAAATTCTTCAGTATCTTTTGCGTAAGCGTATTCCATCTGGACAAGAAGCTCGTCTAGGAATGCAGGTGTTGAGTTTGTAAGAAGTTCGAGGGTAGTAATTGCGCGACCCTTGAATGACTTCTTTGTAACCGTGATGAATGATGCTTCAAGCTGTGAGTCTGTTACTGCACCATTCTCATCGATCTGATCTACTAGAGGAACCTCAGTAATCTTAGGCAACTCGAAGGTTTTTCCAAATTCTGGCATTGTTCCACGGCTGACTGAATCAATCATCGGACGATCTGCGTTAGAAAGGAAGTTAAGTAGCTGTGTGCTTTGTGGTGTTGGGATAAATCCTGCACCTGTTGTCTGATCGTTGTCAGCAGCGCGAAGCCATTGACGAGAATCATCGTCACCAAAGAGGTTAGCCTTTAGTGTGTTTTCAAGATAGTTACGCTTTGTAACTTCGATTCGAGGTGTTGAATACACCATCGCTTGTACAGTAGGACGAGCAGCTTCTACAGCCGCAGCCTCTACTGGTGTTGCTTCGACTGTTGTGTCTTCCACGACTGTCTCGCTTTCTGTAGGTAGGGTTTCTTCTACGGCTTCGGCTGGCGCTTCTTCCGCTGCGATCTCTAATACTTGAGCAGACTTAAAGGCTGGCTCAGTTACTAGAGAAACTTCTTTTAATTTAGCCGCTGTTACGACTGTGTGCCCGTCGCGTGATGGCTTTGATGAGATGATCTCTGCACCGATTGATAGGCCAGATACGAGGCCTTCGCTGGCCATGACGAGAGCGTCAGTACCGGCACTTGAGCGCGATAACTTGAAAGTCGCATAGATGCCGTCTTCTTTTGTTTCGCTAGCTGTCATGCGCCCGATTGGCTTCTTCATGTCATGCTGGCTAAATAATTTAATAGCTGTGACATCTTCGATTTCGA